GATATCAACGGTTTGAATTAAGCAAAAAATTTCTTATATTACCATTAATGATAGTGGATTCCGTAGAAGATGTAATAAGTACGTTACAAGCCGTACGTAATAAACGTGCTTTGCTTGTGCCGATATTTTCTAGCCCTACGTATCATGTTACGCATAATCCGTTATGTGCTATATACATTTATACGGAAGATGATGTAGAAAGAATAATACCAATACGACATACTGAACAGATAAGGGGCTTTTCAGAACATGTCCCGGAGTTCTTAGCATTAGAGAATATCTTTGTTCATGACAAGAAGCAATGGTTACAAACGGGAGGAAATGGGGCTGTATGGGATGTAAAAACATTGTGGTGGTATACGTACGGCGAAGCATATGACGAATCTCATTATCCAACCGTTGCACATCAGTTTTATTGGAGAAGGCACTCCGCAATGCCACAAGTAAATGCAATCATACCATTACAACAACATTTAGCAATGTGTCAAAAGATACGTCACTATGCTTGGCCAATGTGCATAAATGCAGAACGATCAGATTCATACGTTCAATTCAATAACACATATCCAGAAACGTTTGCACAAATAGAATCTGCAGGATTAGCAGTTACAGAAGAATTCAGAATGCCAGATTTGATACATAACGGACGAGTATATTCCCAATACAATTATCATACTACAACGGGTCGACCCTCTAATGCATTCCGCGGATTTAATTTTGCAGCTATGAATAAAGAAGATGGTACTAGGGCTGCATTTTGTAGTCGATTTGATCAAGGTGCACTCGTTGAAATGGATTTTGATTCATATCACGTTAGATTGATTGCTCGATTAGTTGGTTATGAATTACCTGCATCTTCAATACATGATTACTTAGGTCGATTTTATTTTGATGTTGCAGAATTATCTGATACGCAACGAGAAGAAAGCAAAGCAATAACATTTCGTTTGCTTTATGGTGGTATTGATCGAGAATTTTTGTCAATACCTTTCTTTGAAAGAGTCAATGCATTCATATATGAGTTATGGGCCAAATGGAAATCTAAACGATATATAGAAACGCCCATATTAAAACGTAGATTGAATGCGGATACATTGCAATCAATGACAGCAAATAAATTGTTTAATTATTATTTACAAGCTGTTGAAACAGAAGTATCCGTTCAAAAATTGCGGCAAGTGCAAGACCTATTAAAAGCATATCAAAGCCGAATGATACTTTATACATATGATTCAGTATTATTTGATATTGAATACACAGAAGCAAAAATATTGTTGCTACAAATTAAAAACGTGTTAGAACAAGGGAATTTCCCCGTTAAAACAAAAGTTGGCAATATTTATGATAAATTGAAAACTATATCCGTAATAAGTAAATAAATAAACATGAACATAGATTTAATTTTAACAGAATGGTGTTATAGACTTCCAAAAGGTTATCCAACAACTCCAAAAGACTACGAAGTTTTATATGATGTTCTACTAGAAATTGCAAAAGTTTCGTCTGAAGAAGCTCGTATGATAGTAGAGCGAGCACGTGGACATGTTAAACAGGTTATTACAGAATCGATAAAATTCGATTCTATAGAAAATCAATTACTAATTAATGCTATTACAGAATCTGGTAAAGTTGAACAATTTAGAACATTTTTAAATTTACTTCCAACCGAAGCTGATGATTCGACACTGCAATTATTAAATAATATGCAACAAGAACAATGCAATGAATTTGCAAACATGTTATATTCACAACAAGGTGTTACAGAAAATGGATTAAATCAAATTAACTTCCGCACCGGATTAGCCTATGATTTATTTAAAATAGAACCAAAAGGATTAGGTAAAGGTGAAATCTTATTAGCAACATTAATTGATGGCGCACAAATCAATGGAGGGGGTTCAACATTTGATATGACCGCTAATGGGCAATCTTATGAAATTAAAGATTATACGGGCGGAAAAGGAAATGCAAAATCAATTCGTTTAGGAACCAAAGGTAGTGTTACTAGATTTAAATTTTGGGACGAAATTGTAACCACTTTGAAACGCATAGATCAATTACGTGGTACTATGGAAAATCCTAAATTTGATTTTCGTAAATATTTCGATCAACCATTGTTAGAAGCTGTTGCTTATTTAGATGAACGACGATCATTTATTTTAGCTGGTAATTTAAACATGAAAGATAAAGGTTATTTGATGCAATTTTATCGAGAAGCTAATGCATTAAATTCTGATATTCAAGGATACACAAACGTTATTTTACGCGGGCCGAATGCAACTCCTATAGAATTATCAATTGAACCGCTAACAAAAACACCGGATGGGTCTATAGTAATACGACCAATTGATGACGGTAGCCAAGATATTACATATATTAATGCAGAATTGCGACGATTAAAATATGTTAGAAATCCGGATGCATTAGATACTGATTTACAAGAAGCTGTAGATTCAATAGTATCAGAAGGTTTAGAATTTATTGTATTTAGAAAAGATAGAATACGAGTTACTAGAGATTTTCGTTATGTTGTAATCGATGCAGGAAAAATTAGAATAATCGAAAAAGCAATTGGTGCGGATAAAGTAGATTTAAGTGATGTAGAAATAAATGAGGAAAATGAATGGTAAAGACGCAACTACTTTGCACATTTGCACATAGATCAGATTTAAACATAGTAACTGAATACATACAACAAAGCTACACGATACCAGAACGACGAATCTTTGTATTTTCAAATGCAGAAGCTTCAGACAATTTATATTGTACATACAATGCTGATGCAGGAACACAAAGAGGACAAAATACAATAAGCATACATCGAAAAAAAGAAACAAACACATTGTATACTGTAAATGCGTTGAATGAGATAATTCGCGTAGTAAACAACGGCGTGTTAGATAAAACTTACCAATTGGATTGGACGATGTATGAAAATTCTTTTATCTTAACTGATGAAGCAGGATATCGAATAATTCCACTTATTTTCTTCAAGAAAATTACATGGAAATGATATTTATATATGTAAAAGAAATTTAACAAATAACTTTGAATTAACGAATTAATTACTTATATTGTAATTATATTTTTATATTTTATTAACTATTTATTAATTAAGGAGTACTTATGGCACTTAACCTTGACGCTATCAAAGCGAAACTTAATCAGTTAAACAAAGCTGATGACAAAAAACAAAATTTGTGGAAGCCTGAAGCAGGCAAAACGAGAATCCGAATCGTTCCGTACGTCCACCGCAAAGACAATCCATTTCTAGAATTGTATTTTCATTATGACATTGGTAAGAAATCCATGTTGTCGCCAATTACATTTGGTAATGCAGATCCAATTGTAGAATTTGCAGAAAAACTTAAAAAGACTGGTGACAAAGACGAATGGCTAATGGGTCGTAAAATTGAACCTAAAATGAGAACCTATGTTCCAATTATCATTCGTGGTAAAGAATCTGAAGGAGTTAAGTTTTGGGGATTCGGAAAAACAATTTATACAGAATTGTTAAGCATCATTTCAGATCCAGATTATGGTGACATTACGGACCTAATGAATGGTCGCGACATTGATGTAGAATTTACACCAGCAGAAGGCGGAGCATATCCTAAGACAGCAATTCGTGTTAAGCCAAATACACAGGCAGCAACAGAAGACAAAGAAATTGCTCAAAAAATTATGAATCAACCGCAAATTACCGATTTATTTCCAGAGCCAACTTATGACGAATTAGAAAAAGCATTGGCAGAGTGGATGAATCCAGAAAATGCAGATTCAGATGTTGAAGAATCGGAAGAAGAAGAAACAACGGCACCAGCTCCAGCAAAAGCAGCTAAACCAGCAGCAACTAAACAAACGGATGTAGCATCTGCATTTGATGATCTATTCAATTCTTAAGAAGGAGTTATAAATGGCAAAAAGTAAAAGTAAACTGGAAATCGAGGACAGCTTAGCAAACACCCTTGCGGAATCAATCAACAAACAATTCAAAGGGCAATCGCTAAAAACTGCTTTCTTTTTAGCCGGCGATGATGATTCTCCTAGCAATGTAAAAGAATGGATTTCATCTGGTTGTGATTCATTAGATTTAGCAATATCTAATAGGCCACACGGAGGTTTTCCGGTAGGAAGAATAACTGAGATAACTGGATTAGAAGCATCAGGTAAATCTTTATTAGCATCGCATACCTTAGCAGAAACGCAAAAGAAAGGTGGTTTAGCTGTTTATATTGATACCGAAGCTGCAACTAGTAGTGAATTCTTAACAGCAATTGGGGTTGATTTAAAAACCATGTTATATGTTCCATTAGAAACGGTTGAAGAAATATTCGAAACAATTGAAACTATAGTTGAACAAGTCCGAAAGTCTGACAAAGATCGTTTAGTTACAATCATTGTAGATTCAATAATGGGTGCGTCAACTAAAATTGAAATGTCTGCCGAATATGACAAAGATGGTTATGCAACATCAAAATCAATCATTTTATCAAAAGCAATGCGTAAAGTTACCAATTGGATTGCTAGAGAAAGAATTTGTCTCATATTTACCAATCAGTTACGTACCAAAATGGGAGTATCATTTGGTGACCAATGGACAACTGCAGGTGGTAAGGCAATACCATTCCATGCATCGGTTAGACTTCGTTTGAAAAATACAGGTATGATCAAAGCTAAAATTAATGGTGTTGAACAAGTTGTAGGAAGTAAAACTGAAGTACAAGTTGTTAAGAACCGAATGGGTCCGCCGCACCGCAAAGTTAATTACGAAATCTATTATGATAGTGGAATTGACAATTATGGCGGTTGGTTAGAAACAATGAAGAAATTTGATTTAGTTAAACAATCTGGAGCACATTATACATTGGAAGATGTTGATATCGAAACAGGTGAATCATTTGGCGAAATCAAATTTCAATCAAAGAATTTTATTGATAAGGTAATTGCATTACCAGAAGTAAAAGAACGGTTATATCAAAGAATCTGCGATGCTTATATTTTCAAATACCAAGCAGGTATTGACGGAGGAATTGATGATGTAATAATCACTGACGAAGTTTATGATGAAGAAGGATAACAAGTTATGAATTACCAAAGAATACATGATGCTATAATTGATAGAGCTCGCAATCGAAAGTTGCAAGGCTATTATGAACAGCATCATGTTATTCCTAGGTGTTTAGGTGGAAACAATGAAAAAACTAATTTAGTTAAATTAACGGCCCGAGAACATTTTATTATACATAAGCTTCTTTGTGAAATATATCCCAATGAACCGAAGTTAATTTATGCTTATTGGATGATGTCTAGAAACATTTCAAATTCTAAATATAAACGAGAATATCGAGTCTCAAATAGAGAATATGAACGAGTAAGAATGTTATTTAGTGAAATATCTAGTATTCGACAAAAAGGTCAAAAACTATCCGAAGAACATAAACAAAAACTGCGAATAGCTGCAAAAACTAGAAAAACAAGAACTCCAATAAAACATTCAGATAAAACAAAACAAAAATTAAGTGCATTATGGAAAGGCACTACAAGATCAATTGAAGATCGAAAGAAAATATCAGATGGACAACGTGGAAAAAAACGTAATTTAATTACATGCCCCATATGTAATAAAACTGGCGGAAATAATGTAATGAAACGTTGGCATTTTGCAAAATGTAAACTAAATGAACAAATATCAAAAACTTTTTAAAGAATTACAACGAGAACGTAGTTTAACTCCAACAAACCCAAATGATCATATTATGGTTTGTGACGGTTTAAATACATTTATCAGGGCGTTCGGAGCAACACCTGCATACAATGAAGACGGAGATCACATCGGTGGCATTACCGGATTTTTATATTCTATAGGTAAAATTGTTAGAGACTTCAAACCAAGCAGATTAATTATCGTATTTGATGGAAGAGGTGGATCTGCTCGTCGCAAAAAGATATATGGAGATTACAAAGCTAATCGAGCCAACAAGACAAAGTTGCGACGTCACGATCATCACGATTCTTCAATTGAAGATGAACAAGAGTCAATGCGACATCAGTTCAGCAGATTAGTTTCTTATTTAGATAATTTGCCTGTTACATTTATGGCCATGGATGGTATTGAAGCAGATGATGCAATTGCATATATTGCTCAAATGTATGAAACGGAATGTAAAAAGATAACTATAGTTTCTACGGATAGAGATTTTTATCAACTTGTAGATAATCGAATTCAAGTATGGTCTCCTATTAAAAAGAAAATGTATGATGTAAATGCAGTTATAGATGAATTTGGCGTTCATCCAGCAAACATGGTTATCTATCGTACATTTACAGGAGATGCATCTGATAACATTCCTGGCGTTAATGGTATAGGACCTAAAACTATTTTAAAATTAGTTCCGGAACTAGCTAATGAACAAGAGGTAACGGTTGATGCATTATTTCAAAAAAGCAAAGACTCTTTAACAGAATCAAAATCATATCAAAAGATACTAGATAATTCTAGAATCATTGAACAAAATTATCAACTCATGAATATCAAATTGTTAGATATACCTGCACAAACAGCTAGCAAAATACGTGGTATCATGGAACAGCCTGTATCGGAATTAAATCGTGCAGAATTTCAACGTCTTTTTTATGAAGATAAGATGTGGGCAATAATGAAGAACTTACCGGATTGGTTAAACAATACTTGGTTATCGTTAAATGCTTTCGCAAAACAAACACAAAAATAATTTGAATTTAACATTGTTTTTATTATAATGGTTATATGACAGATAAGTTATCAGAATACGGATACGGATTTCAAGTAAAAACAATAGCAGCATTATTCACGGATAGATCATTTCTGCAACAAATTGCGGATATTATACGTCCTGATTATTTCGAATCAGATGCAAATAGTTGGTTATTAGAAATAACACTTCAACATTTTCAAGAATATAAGATGCCTCCGTCGAAAGATGTGCTCAAAGTAAAAATTACAGAAATTGAAAATGATATATTAAAAACTGCAGTATTAGAACAACTCAAAGAAGTTTTTCGATATATGGAGTCAGATGATTTATCATTTGTAAAAGATGAAATTCTTCGTTTTTGTAAGAATCAAGAAATTAAGCGTGCAATTATGGATTCAGTCGGGTTACTCAAAATGGGTAACTATGATGAAATAAAAAGCAAGATTGACGGAGCAATGAAAGCTGGAGCTGATACTAATATTGGATTAGACTATAAAGCAAACATTTCAGCTCGTTATGCAGAATCATCTCGACATACTATCACAACGGGTTGGGACGTTATTGATGATTTAATGGATGGTGGATTAGCACCTGGAGAATTAGGAGTAGTAATGGCTCCTGCAGGTATTGGTAAATCTTGGATGCTTATTAATATAGGGGCTAATGCAGTTAAAGCCGGAAAAACAGTAATACATTATACGTTAGAACTTAACGAAAACTACGTAGGACAGCGGTATGACTCCGTTTTAACAGGTATCAATGCACAGACCCTTAAGAATCACCAAGACACTGTAGAAGAACGTATGCGCACTCTATCTGGCAATTTGATAGTAAAATATTATCCAACCAAGTCAGTTAGTGTATTAGGATTAAAAGCACATTTAGAAAAAACCATAATGATGGGACAAAAGCCAGATCTAGTAATTGTAGATTATGGGGACTTATTAAAAATTAATACTAAAAAAGATCGTCATGAAGCGTTGGAAGAATTATATGAAGAATTACGAGGTATGGCGGGAGAATATGAAATACCTGTTTGGACAGCTTCGCAAGCAGGTCGCTCGGCGTTGGAGGAGGATGTTATTGAGGCTGATAAAATTGCAGGCGCATATGGTAAAGTAATGGTTGCTGATTTCTTGATGTCACTATCTAGAAAGGTAGAAGATAAAATGTCAGGAACGGGTAGAGGACATGTTATTAAGAATCGGTTTGGCCCTGATGGTATTACTTTACCAAGTAAAATTAATACTAATAATGGGCAATTTCAATTCTTCGAACCACAAACAACCCAAGGCAAACAAACAACTCAAGTAATGAAAACGGGCGAAAATATTATGAAGAAAAATTTAGCACAAAAGTTCAAAGATTTGGGTGGACAATTAGGATAAAAACATATTTATATGAAATTGGGCATGGATGAAATACTCCGGCCTTTTTTTATCTAAAAAATTATAGTTAATAAACATTTTAAAAGGATTTACGAATGGAAATTTCAAATCAAATTTTGAGCGAGATTACGGTATACATGAAATATGCCAAGTACATCCCTGAGCTCAATCGACGAGAGACATGGGAAGAATTAGTTACAAGAAACAAAGAAATGCATCAGAAAAAGTACCCGATGTTATACCCGGAAATTGAAAATGCATATCAGTATGTTTATGATAAAAAAGTATTGCCTTCGATGCGCAGTTTACAATTTGGAGGAAAGCCAATTGAAATCTCCCCTAACCGAATTTATAACTGTGCTTATTTACCAATTGATGATTATAGAGCATTTGGTGAAGCAATGTTTTTATTATTAGGTGGTACAGGTGTTGGATATTCAGTTCAAACGCATCATGTAGAAAAATTACCAGAAATTCGTAAACCAAATCCTAAAAAAACACGTAGATTCCTTATCGCAGATTCAATTGAAGGTTGGGCAGATGCAGTTAAAGCTCTAGTTAAATCTTATTTTGAAGGCGGTTCAACATTCGTATTTGATTTTTCTGATATTCGTCCTAAAGGTGCTAGATTAGTTACATCAGGAGGAAAAGCTCCTGGCCCACAACCACTTAAAGAATGTTTGATTAAATTAGCTGGTATTTTAGATGCAAAAGAAGATGGCGACAAATTATCAGCAATTGAAGTGCATGATATGGTTTGTCACGTTGCAGATGCAGTATTAGCAGGAGGAATTAGACGTGCAGCACTTATATCTTTATTTTCAGCAGATGATGAAGAAATGATTGCTTGTAAATCAGGTAACTGGTGGGAAACAAATCCACAACGAGGTAGAGCTAATAATTCAGCAACACTAATGCGTCATAAATTAACAAAAGAATTCTTTATGGATCTTTGGAAACGTGTTGAATTGTCAGGAGCAGGTGAACCGGGAATTTACCTAACAAATGATAAAGATTGGGGAACTAACCCATGTTGCGAAATTGCACTACGTCCTTTCCAATTCTGTAACTTATGTGAAGTAAATGCATCAGATATTAAATCTCAAGAAGATTTGGAAGAACGCGTTCGAGCAGCAGCATTTATCGGAACACTTCAAGCAGGTTATACTGACTTTCATTATCTTCGCCCGGTTTGGAAACGAACAACTGAAAAGGATGCGTTAATTGGGGTATCAATGACAGGTATAGGTTCTGGTACAGTATTGGGTTATGATATGAAAGCAGCTGCAAAGGCAGTTAAAGAAACAAATGCTCGAGTAGCAGAATTGATTGGAATTAATAAATCAGCACGTACAACCACAGTTAAACCTGCAGGAACAACATCTTTAACATTAGGAACATCATCAGGTATTCACGCTTGGCACAATGATTACTATGTAAGAAGAATCCGAGTTGGAAAAAATGAAGCAATTTATTCATACTTGGCAATCAATCATCCTGAGCTTATTGAAGATGAATATTTCCGACCACACGATACTGCAGTTATTTCTATTCCACAAAAAGCACCAGAAGGAGCTATTTTGAGAACAGAATCTCCATTTGCATTATTAGAGCGTATCAAGAAAGTACATTTAGAATGGGTTAAACCAGGACACAGAAGTGGAAACAATACACACAATGTTTCTGCAACGGTTTCACTCAAAGCAGATGAATGGGAATTGGCAGGAGAATGGATGTGGAACAACAGAGATCATTATAATGGGTTATCAGTACTTCCATATGACGGAGGCACCTACACCCAAGCGCCCTTCGAAGACATTACTCGAGAAACATATGAAGAAATGCTTAAATCGTTAACTGATATAGATTTGAGTAAAGTTATTGAATTAGATGATAATACAGATTTATCCGGAGAACTAGCCTGTGCAGGCGGCAATTGTACTATTATTTAATTTCACAGGCTCCTTATATTTATTTATATAAGGAGCTTTTTATGATTATTTATAAAACAACTAATTTGATCACCGGAAAAATTTATATCGGAAAAGATAAACACGATAATCCTAAATATTTAGGCTCTGGTAAACGTTTAAATAGTTCGATAAATAAGTATGGTAGAGAAAATTTTGAAAAAGTAATAATAGAATATTGCGAATCTGAACAACATATGTGTGACCGAGAAAAATTTTGGATTGCATATTATAATTCTACATGTAGATCTATAGGTTACAATTTAACAATCGGAGGCGAAGGCGGCGACACGTTTAGTTTACGTTGTGCAAAAGATCAAGAAAGAACAAGAAAACTATTATCAAAAGCATCATCATATTGGAATAATATCAATCGAACAAAACATAGTGAAAATACTAAACGATTATGGCAAACAGAAGAATATTCTAAAAAAGTTAAAGATGGCGTCAATCGAGCAAATCAAAACCCAGATATAATTGCTAAACGTAAACGAATAATGAAAGAAATATGTAATACGCCAGAAGCACGTGCCATAAGGAGTAAAAATTCTAAAGGTTCAAATAATAGTACATGGAAAGGGTATGCATATTTATATGATACTGATATGAATTTCGTTAAACGATATGATTGTATAGGATATTTAAAAACTGAATATCCATTATGTTCGAAAAATAATGATGAAATACGAAATGGACAAACAGATATTATTATAAAATCATCTAGAAAACGTAAATTATCATATGAAGGATATAAAATAAAAATAACAAAAGAGATAAAATAATGATACAGCCAGCATCAAAAGATTGGATACAACAAGCCTTTGTGAGGGAGTTTGGAAACAAGCTCCTTCCAACGGACTTTTACTGGGAGGATGGTCGTCGAGTAATGACTGAATCATATCATAAAAGAAGAGGAAGCTGTTGCGGTAACGGTTGTCGACATTGTCCATATGAACCTAAACACGAAAAAGGTAATACCTCATTAAATGATATTTATTAATATGATAAGATTGCAAGATTTACTAGTTGAAACGTTGAATACTAAAATTGATCAATTGCCAACGGGTAAATTATTTAGCGATGCCAAAAATATAGAAGGCATTTTTAATAAGAGTCAGCACAGTTGGAGTGAGGTAATAGAGACGGCTGAAAAAAATAAAAACAACGGCCATATAGAAACAGTAAATCTAAAAGATATACATATAACACAACCAAACATTCAAAGCAATAAAGTAAAAACAATGCTTAAAGATTTGAACGCGTTGCCTCCAATCGATGTAGTTCAGTTTGAAGATGGCGAAATGGCTATACATGATGGACATCACCGACTTGTAGCCAATTGGGCATTAGGACATTCAAAAATCAAAGTAAATTTAATTCAACTAACAAAGTACGATTGGTCCGGAATAGATACTCCTGGCAATCCAAATATGTAAAGGATTATATGATTAAATTAAAAAGTTTGTTAAAAGAAGATGAGTTTGAATCTTTAGATATGTTCAGATCTAATAAAAATTCTGAGAAAGAAAAAAATAAACCAGAAGAATCTAATATATCAGAAAATATTATTATAGGAGATTCACAAACTCCATATGTAGCAAAACAATCTACTAAAGTAAAAATGGTTTCTGCATTACAGAAAGGCGGACAAGGGGTTAATTGGTTGCGAGACCGAGTTGCTGAATATCCGCTTAGTGCAAACATAAAAAATGTTGTTTTATGTATTGGGACCAACGGTGGTTATGGAGGTTCTGGTGATGAGCGAGGCTTATTTGCAGCATTGAAAGATACATTTCCAAATGCCAAGATATATGCAGTTCAAGGTTCATGGGGATGGGGCGGTGTTTCTAAGTATAACGAACAACAAGTTAGAAAATATTATCAAGATGAATATGAATCCCGCGGAGCTCGTTTAATTAATCCACCAATTGGAAATATTGAACCGCATGGAGATAAGCCAGTATATAAAAAAATCGGTGCAGCAATTGATAATTTATTGTAAAAACTTTGAAAGCCCAATAAATTATTCTATATTATAAGTAATAAATCAAGTTATGACACAAGAACAAAGAAAAAATTTAGAATTAGTGCACCCTGGATTTGCTAACGGCGTTTCAATGCAATTAGCAGTTAAACAATCTTTAGAAGGCCCCGATGCTCGTTTAACACGAGAAGAAAAACAAGAAATAATTGACAAAGCAGCATATCATTACGGTCAGTTCTTAACCGCATTAGGCGTAACATGGGAGTCAGATCCAAATTCATCCGATACTCCACGCAGAGTTGCAAAAGCATATGTTAATGATTTATGGGCCGGTCGATATGAACCAATGTCAGATATCACAGCATTTCCTAGTGACGGTTATGATGGTATTGTATTCGAAGGAGGCATCCCATTAACTTCAATGTGTAGCCATCATCATCAAACCATTTCCGGACTCGTCCATGTTGCATATATTCCAGGCGACAATAGCAATGTTATTGGTTTAAGTAAATTGAATCGCGTTGTAGAGCATTTTGGTAGAAGAGGTGCAATTCAAGAACAATTGACAGTAGCAATTCATCACGCAATAGATGAGCTTATTGAACGCAATAAAGGTGTTGCAGTTATGATTGAAGCAACTCATAATTGTGTGCAATGTAGAGGTGTTAAGCATGGAGGTGCTTCAATGAAGACTGCTAAATTATCCGGAGCATTCTTAGAAGATGGTAATGCCCGTTCAGAATTTTATCAATTCGTAAAAGGTTACAATTAATATGGCAACTTATAGAAAAAAACCAGTAGAGATTGAAGCAGTGCAATTCAATGGATTTGACACAACATCGGGACAAGTGATACTATCTGAAAGACCAGAATGGTTGATTAGTGAGTTTGGAAATAAAGTATTGTTTTTTGGTGAAAAAGATACTCTTACAATAAAAACTCTAGAAGGTGAACATATAGCTTCTATTGGTGATTATATAATCAAAGGAGTGAAGGGTGAATTTTATCCATGTAAACCGGATATTTTTGAATTAACTTATGAAATGATAGAAAAAACAAATGAAAATGGCAAAATTTAAGTCAACAAAATTATTCGACGGCTACTCGGCATGTTTCCGTCAATGGCGAGCAGATGGCACGCATTGCAAATTCCTCCATGGTTATGCAGTATCATTCCGAGTATGGTTCGAAGGTGATTTAGATCATCGCAATTGGGTATTTGATTTCGGTGGAATGAAAAGAGCAAAAACGAAAATTGAAGGTATGGCTCCAAAAGAGTATTTTGCTTATTTGTTAGATCATACTACAATTGTAGCAATAGATGATCCATACTTAGAGCAATTTATACAAATGAATACAGATGGTATCATTCAATTAAGAGTTTTACCGGCAGTAGGTTGCGAAAGATTTGCAGAATACTTATACAGCGTAATTAATGAATTCCTTGAAAAAGAAACCGAAGGTAGAGTCAAAGCAATAAAAGTAGAAGTATACGAACACGAAAGAAACTCAGCAAGTTATGGAGAATAATGAAACTTATGTATCACTTTTTGAATATTTAGGTAAAGGCTCTGGTGGTACAAATATTGGACGAGAAGTAACGGCAGAAGCTGTAAAACGAGGCGTTGATATCAAATGGAGAATGCTACCTAAAGAAGCACAACGTCCAGAATACACTCAAGTACAAATATATCCGATATCATTCTTAGATTCATATTTTGCTAATAATACAAATCCTGAATTAGATCGAACGCCATTAGTAAGACGTTCTGAATTACTTAAATTGCAGCAAAGATTGCAAGATCTAGAAGCTAAATTTGACGCTGTGATTAAACAACTAAATGTACCAACTAAATTAGAAGATGACGATGACCTCCCTTTCTAAAAGAATAACAGATTACAACAAAACATTACCCATAGTAGAATTGTATAGATGCGTGCAATCAGAAGGTTCTCGATTCGGCAGACCTACTATTGCAGTTAGAACTACAGGTTGCACTCACCGATGCTATTTTGGAGAAGGTGGTTGGTGTGATTCTTGGTACACATCAATACATCCAGAAAAAGGTACATTTACATTTAATGACATCATAAAAATATACGATGAAAATCCGCATATTAAAGAAATGATGTTAACAGGGGGTGCTCCAACAATGCATCCTGCTTTGGTAAATGAATTAACACACTTTGCACATGAAAGAAGCATTCTTATCACTATTGAAACTGAAGGCTCACATTTTATTGCGACTGATTATCCTATTGGGCTTATTAGTCTTAGTCCTAAGTTTAGCAATAGCGTTCCCGTTCTGGGTACTCCTACGCCGCAAGGGACGATCACGGATGAAAAAATGGTTACGCAACATAATAAATTTAGATTAAATTATGAAGCAATCAAACAAATGATTGAGTTTCATACAGATTATCATTACAAACCAGTATGGGATGGTACGGAATATAATTTACAAGAAATTGAAGAATTCCGGGTTAAATTGAATATTCCTAGATCAAAAACATACATTATGCCGGCAGGCGATACCCGAGAAGAATTAATCAAAATGTATCCCATCGTATTTGAAATGTGTGCCGAATATGGTTATAACATGACAGGCAGGGATCATATTATTGCATATGATACTAAAAGAGGCGTGTAAACTAACAACTTAAAATAAAGGAAAAAATGGAAGAACAAATAAAACCATTAGAAGAACAAAATCTTAAGATTAGAATTCAAATTTTAGACGCTGATGATAATATTCTTATATCATCAGTAATAAGTCAAATGATGGTACATAATTTAAACGTATATCATGGCGTTAGTGGCGTAAATGAAACATACCATATGTTATTAGATGAATTAGCAAAAAAACAAGCTGCAGAAAAATGAATTGGATAATAACAACAACGTTTGGCGACGTTAAAATAAATTACGAGATACGATGAAAAAATTATTGTATTTTACAGCAACGTGGTGTGGTCCGTGTACATTCATAAGACCACAGATGCAAGAATTAAGCAATCAACTTCCTATTTCATTTATCGATGTTGATACCAATACAGCCACCACAGAAAAATACAATGTAAAAAATATACCATGTGTGATTTTAATTGATGGTTCTGGTGTTGCATTACGTAAATTAGTTGGAGCAAATGTAACAAAACATGCAGTTATTGAATTATATAATAAATAAAAAAAGGAATAAGTTATGGAATGGAAACCAATTGGTGATCAAGTATTAGTTCAAGTTGAAAAAACTTCAGAAAAAACAAAAAGTGGTATTATTTTAGTTGATAGAGATATGCAATTTTCTCGAGCAACCGTTGTTGCAACGGGACCTGGATTATTTACTATGACAGGAGATACAATACCAATGACAGTTAAGTCCGGAGATATAGTATTGATTCATAAACCTAATTTAGGAGAAAATAAAAATATCGTTATCGATGATGTAAATTATTATTTGATTAGAGAATCAGAAATAGGTCTTGTAAATTCACTACCATGGTAGATACATTAGGTTGGATTAGTACTATTTTGGTACTAATAGGATATGTATTAAATGCAAAACGCCTTCATAACTATGCAATGATTTCTTGGATCATTGGAGATATAGGTTGGATTACGTATGATTTTTTCATAGCAAATTTTAGTCATTTAGTACTTAGTTTAATTATTATAGCAATAAATTTATACGGAATATGGAACTTATTATTAACAAACAAGACATCCAATTGAGAGTAAAACAATTGGCATTAAGTATTGCCGAAGATCACGTAAATACAGGTAATGCATTACCACCAGTAATGATTTGTATACTCAATGGTGCATATATGTTTTATACAGACTTACTTAGAAATATGCCAATCAATGTACAATCAGACTTTATTAGAATGAAATCATATGAAGGTCAAGATAATTCTGGAGGTATAGAAATCATTAAAGGTTTAGAACTAGATCTTAAAGGTCGCAACGTGTACATTGTAGATGATATTTGCGATACTGGCACAACTATATTAGAAGCATTGTTCATGGTTAATAGTCATATTCCGGCACAAGTTAAAGTTGTTACATTAACTCGTAGAGGTGGCGGCGTTGATCTAACTAATTTTTGTGGATTTGTTATCGGAGACGAATGGATAGCTGGTTATGGATTAGACAATAACGGAGTAGGAAGAAATTTAGAAGATTTATATAAGGTTAATTAATGTATCAAGGAATGGAAAAAGAATTTGTACCTTATGAGTTGGCGGTGAAACTCAAAGAACTTGGATTTGATGAACCTTGTTTATTTGCATTTGATAATTGCAGTACACCTATGAGATGTTCTGATTTGAGAACAAATGAACAAAAATTCAATGGTGTCAATTACAATAGTTCAACATATACATCACAGCCAACATTCTCACAAGCATTTAGATGGTTTAGAGAGAAGTATAATCTAAAATCTTGGATTGAAGAATATACAAAAAATAAATATATTTATGAGATTAGACCACACAGAATAACCGACTATAAAGAGGGTGAAATTTATGTTTATGCAATCTATGAAGAAACAGAACTTGCATGCCTTGATAAGTTAATTGAAATTGTCAATAATACTAAGTAATTCTTTTAGTTTTTTTCTTTTAGTTATATATTTATATTAAATGGGACGAATAAAAAAATACAAAACAGAACAAGAAAAAGTTGAAGCACAACGTCTTTGGGCTAAAGAGTATTATTATCGTAACAAAGAGAAGATAAATAAAAAAACAATGGAGAAATACTATGAATTACAAAAAAATATACGATCAATTAATAATGAGATCAAAGACTAGAAAATTAACAGAATATAAAGAACGACATCATATTGTTCCTAAATGTATGGGCGGAACTAATAATAAAGAAAATATAGCCGAATTAACAGCTAGAGAACATTTCATAGCACATAAACTTCTTTGTGAAATTTATCCAGAAAATAATAAATTACGTTATGCACTTTGGGCAATGATTAATGGCGTAACTAAACGAACCGGACTAATTATTTCATCACATGAATATCATAGAATAAAACAATATCATGGTCAAGCAGTTAAGCATACGCATTGTAATAAAATCGTTTCAACTGAAACAAGACAAAAACAAAGTAAAATTCGTTTAAATTCTATACGAATTAAGTGCCAATATTGCGATGTTATTTCTGATATCGGAAATATAACTAGATGGCACAATAACAATTGTAAATTAAAAAAATAAAAAGGATTAACATGTATCAAAATATAGCATATGATAAGAAAAATAACGTAATGCACGTGTTTGATGATGAATTAGGTCATCAGAAATTTCCATTTCAACCATATGCATATTTACCAGATTCAGACGGAGATTGCGTTTCATTAGATGGAACGCGATTGTCTAGAGTTCCAGGCAATCACAAAGACAATAGAACGGCATATGAATCAGATCTCAATGAAGAAGTTAGAACTCTAATTGATTTGTATTATGAATCTGATACGCCGTCAAAAGGACATAGAGATTTCTTTTTTGATATTGAATCAGAACGTGATGAAAACGGATATTCAACACCAGAAGATGCTCGATTACGTATTACATCAATAGCATATTTTGATAAAGCCGGACAAGATAGACGCGTATTGCTATTAGATGAAGAACGTCGTGTAACAACAAAAGGCTTCAAAGAAACGGATTATGAAGTAGAAATATTTAGGTCCGAAGCGGACATGTTAACACGTTTCATAAACATATTTGCAGCAGTTCAGCCGACAGTAATTACAGGATGGAACATTGATAATTATGACGTTCCATATCTCGTTAACAGAATCAAAAAAGTATTAGGCGCACAAGCAATTAAGAAACTTTCTCCTGCTGGTATTGTTGAATGGAATAAAAACAGAGAACGATACAAAATATTCGGTGTATCTAGTTTAGATTACCTGACACTTTATAAAAAGTTTACATATACAGAATTACCAAATTACCGTTTAGATACTGTAGCAAAGACAGAATTGGGTCGAGGTAAAGTTGAATATGAAGGTGATTTGAATCAATTATTTGCAACCGATATTCGAAAATTTGTTGAATATAACATGGTTGACGTTAACTTGGTTTATGAGTTAGATGAAAAGACACAATTGTTAAATTTAGCACGAACCATATGCCATAAAGGTCACGTTGCATATGAAGATGTTTATTATGCATCTAAATATCTAGATGGTGCTGCAATAGTTGATTTGAAACGAAATGGACTTGTAGCTCCAAATAAACAATTTCGATTCGTTGAAGAAGAAACGGAAGCAGATGCATTAGCTGGCGCATATGTAAAAGATCCGGTACCTGGTTTATACAAATGGATATATGACTTAGATTTAACTTCACTATATCCTAGCATCATCATGAGTTTGAATATTTCTCCGGAAACTAAAGTAGGAGTAATTCAAAATTGGGATGAAGAATGTTTATTAAAATCAGAGCCACAACAAGTAACTTTTACTGATGGTACATATGCACAACATGTTAAAGCGTGGCTATCTGATAATGAGTATACTGTTGCAAGTAACGGTGCAGTTTATAGAACAGACATCAAAGGATTCTTACCAACTATATTAGCAAAATGGTTTGATGAACGTGTTACGTATAAAAATAAACGTGATGAATATGAAGTAGGATCTGAAGATTATAAATTTTATGACGCCTTACAAAATACACAAAAAGTATTGCTCAATTCATTTTATGGTGTATTAGGACTTAAAACATTCCGATTCCACGATTTAGATAATGCAGGTGCAATCACAGCAACAGGTCAAAGCGTAATTAAATTTTCTGCAAAGGTTATTAACAATCATTATGCAAAAGAAATAGGACAAGATCATTTTATCAATGCAACCAAAGGAAAAGCTGAATTTGCATTTTATACAGATACAGATTCAACCTTTGTTAGTTCATTGCCACTTATTGCAAAACGTTTTCCTGGATTTGATGAAACAGATGAAAAGTTCATGATTGCACAAACCAATGCAATTGCATCAGAAGTTCAAAGTCTCGTAAATCGAATGTACGATAGATATGCAGAAGTATTTCATAATACTAAAACGCATCGTTGGCAAATTAAACAAGAATATGTTGCAAAATCTGGTTTGTGGATTGCCAAGAAACGCTATGCACAATGGGTTATATTCAAAGAAGGTAAACCTACGGATAAATTAGACATCAAAGGATTAGATGTTGTTAGATCAAGTTTCCCAGAAGATTTCAAAAAGATAATGAAAGAAACACTTTGGAATATTCTTAAAGAACGTGATAAAACTGCAACAACTGATATGATTCATACGTTCAAGTCCGGATTAAAAAATTCTCCGGTATTAAATGTAATGAAGAACTCCGGAGTGAAAGAAATATCAAAATATACCAAGAAAAGAAAGCCATTTACAGGATACTTATCAGGAACCCCAGCTCATGTTAAATCAGCAATCAATTTCAATGATTTACTTGTATCAAATGGTATTCGAGACATTGAACCTATTACAGATGGCGAAAAAGTAAAATGGGCATACTTATCGGATAATCCATTTGGTTTTGATACCATGGCACTTCGAGGTTATCAAGATCCAAAAGTTATCACAGACTTTGTAGAACAATACATAGATCGCAATAAAATCTTTGAAAAGGAATTGAAGAATAAACTTGATGATTTCTATGCAGCAATGAATTGGTCGTCATTTCCTGATAATAATAATGTTTCGAAGTTTTTTAGTTTCGGTAATTGATTTTTTTTTTGCCAATATTTATATTAAATTAGGTAAAATATGAAAAAAAATATATTAGCAGAAAATATGCGTAGATTTGGAACTAAGAATTTATCTGAAACAAATTTGCAAGATTTAGAAAATAAACTAGGATTCGATTCGGGTGCTAATCGCGATCCAAAAACAGGCAATTTAAGAGATACTGATTCAAATAATAACGGATATCCAGATGATACCGAAGGATCTGCTAATAAGCAAATGATTTTATTTTCTGGTACTAATAAATTCATGGATAGAGTTGCTATTAATGTATTTAACAGATATGGCTTCGATAAAACTTCGATTGAACGATCATATGATCCAAACGAAGGTATTGTTGAATTTAAAGTAACTATTTCAGATGAAATTGCAGATAAAATTAGTGATGAATTAGAACGAGCAGATAGAGACCGCGGCGAATATGGTGGCTACATTGTAGTTGAACAATAAAAAAATTAGTATAAGGTGCTAGCAGAAATGTTAGCACTTTTTTACTGTTTGATTTGGAAATATTAAAAAACATTTATATAATAAGTTATGATTGGTTTCAAAAGTATATGGTATGGTAAAGAAGTTGAAGGACGCTTTACGGATATCGAAACATGTTTCATTGCAGATTTCGCTCCATTAGTTTATGGTACGGAACGAATGAAACCCGTGCCACACATTTATATTTGTTCTCCAGCTACTGAGCAATTAGTTAATGACAGTAAAAGCAAAGACTTTAATTGGCAAAACATTTTCAACATGATATCAGATACTCAATTTGTTTCAATTGAAGTAACGCCTGGTATGTTAGAACACGTTCCGCCGATGATTAGAATTCGAGCGCATATCTTGTTAATGTTAGATTGCAAAGATGCTGCATTATTAAAGCAAACGGATAGTATCAAAGTAGTTTATGGAGATTATAAATTGTATTGCACAACCGTTCATAATATGCAATCAGTAAACCCAGATGATTATAAATTCGATCGCCATGAAGTATAGTGTAGTAGTAACATTTAGTATTGAAGGATTTCATAATTGGCCTGATGCTAAAGAAGTTTTTCCAGAAGTAGCATTCTTATCAGATAGACATCGTCATATGTTTGGATTCCGTTGTTATGCAACGGTAACACATACTGATAGAGATGAAGAGTTTATTTTGTTAAATCGTAAGATTCAAAAAGCTCTGCGAATCGGATTTACCGGTACCGAAACTAATGTATTAGAATTTGGGTCAATGTCTTGTGAAATGATTGGAGAATGGTTATTAGAATCATTTCCTAGTTTATATAAAGTAGAAGTTTACGAAGATTGGGAAAATGGTGCAATCATTGAAAGATAGTATGAAAATATTTTTAGTAGATTTAGAATCAGTTCCAACGCGTTATACTTGCGAATGGAAATGGCACGTGCCGCAATTGCTTAGAGACAATGGCTTTGATGTAGAAGTTATCGAAGGTGATTTAGATATTCCAGAAGCAGTAACACCAGGTGCCTTTTTGAATTTTGGTGGCACTAATATGTATAAGGCTACACAAACGCATCGTTTAGCAGAATTGTTTACGCGTGGTGATATTAAGGCAGGAGATCATATCATATTCACCGATGCTTGGCATCCTGGTATTATCAATGTTAAATACATGAGTGAACTCCTAAATATTCCCGTTGTAACGCACGGACTTTGGCACGCGGGTTCATATGACCCAAATGACTTTTTAGGTCGTCTCGTTGGAGATAAACCATGGATTAGACACGCTGAGCAAGCCTTTATTGGTGCATTTGACCATAATTGGTTAGCAACTGCAGCACATTTTAATTTAATGAGTAAAACATATCCAATATATTTTAATTCAACCTTTGATAGAACGGGCTGGCCCATGGAATATACAAAAGATATGATTGCACCTAAAATGTGGGCAAAGAAAGAAAATATAATAGTATTTCCACATCGTATTGCACCGGAAAAGCGTTTAGATTTATTTCAGCGTTTAGCAAAGCATCCAGATTTGCAACATTATCAATTTTGCGTTGCAATGGAAATGAATTTAAGCAAAACAGAATATCATGAATTACTTCAACGTGCACGCTTTGCAGTTTCATTTGCAGATCAAGAAACTTTAGGTATTTCAATGTATGAAGCAGCGTGTGCAGGTGCATGCCCGTTAGTTCCAAATCGATTATCATATACAGAAATGTATACACCAATGTTTAAACGTGCTGATTCTGTAGCAGATGCAGCTAAGGCAATATTAGAATACGAAAAACAAGATTTATCAGAACAAGTTGCACATTTAGTTTCAAAATTACATGATAACTTTTTTTCAGCAAAACAATTAATCAATTATTTAAAAGGATATAGAAAAGATGAGCGAAAATAAAAGATTCATATACTTTCCATCATTGTCCGCAGGTTCCATGGTATCTGCTTTCAAAAAGGATATGAAGTTTGAAGATGGTAACCCTGTCAAGTTTTTTGATTCAAGATATCCGGCAGATTGGAGACATCCATATTTCCTAGTGACTGCAGGACATCATTACAAAAAAATGGACTTTAGACAGCAAATGGGTTTAGAAAAAGATGTATTAGTATTTGGAGATTCTGGAGGTTATCAGATAGCAACTGGAGCTTTGCCATATAGCAATGAATTACGAGAAAAAATCTTTCATTGGTTAGAAGCTAATAGTGATGTTGCAGCAAATTTAGATATTCCACCTAAGACAAAGTATAAGAATCAATTTGCTCTATGTGCTGATATTAGTTTTGATAACTTTGCTTGGTTTGAAAAACATCAATCAGGTAAGACAAAATTCTTGAACATGTTGCAAGGATCAAATTCTGAAGAGTATACATGGTGGTATCACAAATTTAAGCATTTTGATTTTCAAGGTTGGGCAATTGGAGGCCCGCAGAAGTTAGTAGACTTTATGTTTGCGGTTTCATTGATGTTAAAGAATAGAGAGTTTGAAAATAAACGATTAGAATATGTCCATTTATTAGGTATTTCTAAGATATCAGATTTCTTTATTTTAGCAACCTTACAAAAGTTAATGAATCAACATACAGGTAATAGAATTTATATTACAACAGATTCATCATCTCCAGGCCAATATCCAGTATTCGGAACATATTTGCACTCAACAAATTACAAGACTCAATCTTTTTCTGAATTGTATTTTCCGAAGAATGCAGAATACCGAAGAAAGTCACATATTAAACAAGGTAAGACGGGTGAAGTTCCAATCGATTTAACTCAACATGTTCCTTGTTCGTTGCATTGTCCGGCTTGTAAAGACTTTACCTATGAATTATTAGGTGGAAAAACACCAGAAGGATTAGATAGATATTCACAAGAAGCTATGCCTAGGATGGTTGTTCATAATACACATTTATATGTAAGAGCCGCACAGGAAATAAATCAACTAGTTGATAGTCACGTTGAATTATTAGAAACAATGATTCCTAGAGACTTATACGATGTGATTCTTTCATTACATGAAATGTTTGCAGACCCAGAAGCAGCTCCGCAAATTTACGAAAAATATATTAAAACATATAAAAAATTCGGTGGCAGTAGTATTTCTACGACCGATGCAGAAAACTTTAACAAATTCTTTAAATTTTAATCAGGATAAACATGGAAAAAAGCAAGTTACAATCATTTATTAATCGTTATTATTTAGCAGGAAACTGCGAAGCGGTTAAATTAAAAGAAAATGAAACTGGTGTTAATTGTGAATTGATCGATGTAGATCAAACAATTGTAGGAAAAATCAATTGGAAAACAACACCTTTCATGAAAGGCGAATTAGGTATCAATCATACCGGAGCATTAAACAAAATGCTAGGTGCATTAGGTGAAAACATCAATATTATAGTAAAAGATGCAGCAGGTAAGAATTATGCAATGGAAATTGCAGAGGGTAGCACTAAAGCAACATTTATGTTAGCTGATACAACAGTTATCCCAGCAGTTCCAACAATCAATGCAGAGCCTGATTATGTTATTGAAATTCCTGTTAACGAAGAATTTGTTAGCAAGTTTATCAAAGCAAAGAATGCATTACCTGATGCTAAAAATTTTGCAGTACAAGTTAAAGGTGGCGTAATTAAATTTATTATCAATTATTCAACGGTTAATGCAGATAACATTACATTTGAAGTAGGAAATACACCAGGTGCAGATATGGATCCGGTTTGTTTCTCAGCAGATAAATTAAAAGAAGTACTTGTTGCAAACAGAGGCGATTCTGGTAAATTACATGTATCACCTGACGGATTATCTCGTATTGAATTTTCCGGAGCTGATTTTGAATCAACATATTGGTTAGTAATGTTACAAAACTAGGAGGATACGTGCAAGTAAGAGTAAAAAAATTACATCCAGATGCAACGATACCAGCATATTCAAAACAAGGAGATGCTGGTTTGGATTTAACAGCTATTTCTGCAACAAAAGATAATTACGGTAATGTTGTATACGGAACGGGTTTAGCAATAGAAATACCGCAAGGTTATGTTGGATTAATTTATCCGAGATCATCTAATAGTAAAACGGATTTATATTTAACTAATCACGTAGGAGTTATAGACTCTGGATACCGTGGAGAAATAATGTTTAAATATCGTTCAATAAACGGATTACTTAATGCTAAAGTATATCAACTCGGAGATAGGGTAGGACAATTAATAATAACTCCATATCCGCAAATTGAATTAGTAGAAGTCGACGAATTATCTGATTCAGAACGTGGAGAAGGTGGATTTGGATCAACGGGAAAATAACAAAATATGTTTGGACAACAAGAAAATACATTATGGGTTGAATCATTTCGCCCAGATACATTAGAAGGATATATAGGTAATGAGCACATTATTGAGAAAGTTAAAATTTTTATTGCTAATGGTGATGTTCCACATCTCTTATTTTATGGATCAGCTGGAACAGGTAAAACAACGTTGGCAAAAATAATTGCCGGGTCTGTAGATGCCGATTTAATGTATATTAATGCATCGGATGAAAACTCAGTAGATGCAGTTAGAGATAAGATTAAAAGATATGCATCAACAGTAGGATTTCGCAGATGGAAAATCATTATTCTAGATGAGGCAGATTATTTAACACCAAATGCTCAAGCAGCTCTTCGTAACTTGATGGAGACATATAGTAAAACAACGCGTTTCATTTTAACATGTAATTATGTTGAAAAGATTATTGATCCAATTCAATCCCGTTGTCAAACATTTGCAATTACTCCACCAAATAAAAAAGATGTAGCACACCGTTTAGTAACAGTATTAGATGAAAAAGGTGTAACATATGATATCAAAGATATTGCTGCAATCATTAATGCATCATATCCAGATATTCGTCGAGCAATTAATGCAGCACAAGCATCTGTAGTTAATGGACAATTGCAATTGGATAAAGCAAGTGCAATTCAAGCTAATTACATGACTGAAATACTTGAAATGCTTAAAAATGCAAAAGATAAAAAGGCAACATTCACAAAGATTCGTCAATGTATTGCAGACAGCAAAGTTAAAGACTTTACGCCATTATATACATTTTTATATGACAACTTAGATGAATTTGCCCATGGACATATAGCACCTTGCATTTTAATTATAGCAGAAGCACAATTCAAAGATGCTAGTGTGGTAGACAAAGAAATCAACATAATGGCAATGTTTGTAAATTTATTAGGAGAAATATGAGTAAAATGAACATCAACATCGGTCCAAATGAAATGCAACCGATAACATGTAAGGAATGTGACGGAATGTATTTTCGTCAAGTTATGGCAATTAATAAAGTATCTAAATTTTTAACGGGCGGCGATAAAGATACTATGGTACCAATTCCCGTATTTAGATGCGATGATTGTGGAGCAATTCCAGAAGAATTTCAACCAGTTAAAATGAAAACTAAATAATGTCTATTCAATACCATAAAAGTACGGTTACGATTGTATTTAAAACTTCTAATCGAAGCAATGCTAAAATTAAGATAAAATCATTTCGCAATAAATCAATTGATGATATTTTAGATGCAAAACGTATCATAGGAGTACCAGACACAGCCGTAATACTCGAAATGGGCATTGGTAAACAATTGGAAGAACAATATCGCAAAAAATATAAACTATAAAAATGGCAGAAGAAAAAAAGGGTGCAACAATATTCGATTTTATTGCAGGCGTAACTGATAAGAAACGAGAATGGTCTAAATGGTCTGAAACGGATCAGAAAAAATTTACACCATTTATCGTGAATCGTTGGTTGTCAATGCGAATGGAATTGACTGAACTTATCAACGAATTTCAAACATATACTATAGGACAGTTATCACCACGTGATACATATCGATTATATTATGATTTACTTCCAACTAACAAATCATTTGCAAAATACATAAAAGGCAAATCAGAAGATCGTTATGAAAAGGATTTAGTTGCACAAATTGCCGAGCATTATCAAGTATCAAAATCAGAAGCTTCTGATTACATTGACTTGATGGATAAAACACAATGCGAACGAATTTTAACCATGTACGGATATAGTGAAGCAGAAAAAAAGAAACTTTTAAAAGGGATAAAATGATATCAAATCAACAAGATAGACACTTACGAGCAATACCAAAAACAGATAGTGTTGTAGATCAAATTATTGATGAATTTGTCAGTAGACATCAAATTGGAAAAGCAAAGTATGGTACCGATATGGATCGTACGGATCTTTCTTTAAAAGAATGGTTGCAACATAGTATTGAAGAAAAAATGGATGACATTCTTTATATGCAACGAGCATTAAATGAATTAGAAAGGTTGGAATCTGGTAAATAATTTCATATAATAATAGTATGAAATCCGGAAACTATCTTTCACCAATATATCGTTTATCTCAACGAGATGCAACGACAGTTCCTAGAAAAATATCTTATTCACAATGGTCATTGTATGAACGATGTCCGCTTTCATGGAAGCTCAATTATATTGATGGGTTAGCCCCATTTCAATCATCAATTGAAACATGTTTCGGTACAGCATTCCATGAAACATTTCAATATTTCTTAACGGTCATGTATACCGAATCAGTTAAGAAAGCAGAAGCAATAAATTTTCGCGATGTATTAACAGCAAAACTTAAAGATGAATATTCACGATGCGTTGCTGAAAATAATGGAGAACATTTTTCAAATCCATTACAATTAGCAGAATATTTAGAAGATGGCGTTGCAATATTGCAATGGTTTATGAAACGACGTTCACAATACTTTTCAACTAAGAATTGGGAACTTGCCGGCATTGAAATGGAATTGTGTGTTCAAGCATCAGATGCAAATCCTTCAGTATATTGGTATGGATTCATGGATGTTGTTTTACGCCACGTTCCAACCAATAAGATTTTAATACTTGATATTAAAACGAGTCGTAACGGTTGGAATAAAAATGCTAAATCAGATTCATTGAAATTGGCACAACTCATAACATATAAAAATTATTTTGCAAAGCAATATGGCGTTCCGAAAGAAAATATTGATGTTGAATTTTTTGTAGTTAAACGCAAAATAATGGAAGAATCAATGTTTCCGCAGAAACGTATTCAAAATATTAGACCAGCAGCAGGATCAGTTACGCAAAAGCGTGTTCAACGAAGTATCGATTTATTTGTTGAGCAATGTTTTGATTTAGAAGGTAACAAGAATGCAGATCGTACATATTTAGCAGTAGCAGGTAAAGGCTCTGCAAATTGTAAGTATTGTCCATTTAAAACAGATTACGAACGATGTCCGAAAGAGAACAGAATACGAGAATAAAATATACGCACGATTATGTTTATGTATATGAATTTGAGCTCAGTACACATCCAAGTTGGACCGGAAAGCGTTGGGAGACTATGCAATATAAACTTTGCACAAATATAAAAGGACATAATCATAAAGCAAATAAAACGTTATTAGAATCCATGTTACGATTAGTATATGGTCATTATCCGAAAGGTGTTAGATTTATAAAGGAGTTACAATGAATCGAGTAGCAGTTATTGGCAACACCGGTTGGCAAAATAAAAGAAAAATACAAGAAACGCTTCAAATGCTCAAACGTAAATTTGGAGAAGAATTGATAGTTGTAGGCGCCGGAGGTAATGAAGGTGCTAACAGCATGGTTAGAAAATTTGCATTAGAATTTGGATTACAATATGAAGAATACAACCCTAGCTTTTCTGGATACAATATGTACTCTGCTATGCCAGAATCTTATTATGGAAAACCTTATCATTTTAGTCAGCTACACCACCGTATGAAATTAATTGCAGAGCGTTGCGATTACATGATGATTCTAACCAACGAAATGCAATTAGACCCAGTATTACAAACAGCTTGGACAAAAACAAAAAAACTTAATAAACCGGTTGTTATTCTCGGTTAGTATATTTATATTAAAGTTATAAAGGAAAAGAATGGAGTTACCAAAGTTACAAAA